AAAAAGAAAAAGTAATGTCGAAAAAGTATAAAGGAACAAGATCAAGTTTAGGACCCGGTCCGAGTGATCGAGAAGGTGTAGAAACTGCTACTCGTGCTATGGAAGGAATGAAATCTAGATACTTAAATACGACTAAAGCTGAAACTTCTTCAATGGGAAGTGACGGAAGTAAAGAAACCAAAGAATGGTTAAATTCAAAGGAGTAAATTATGGGCGGAAGTAGATATGATCAGTTAAAAGAACTTCTAGAAGAAGCACGAGAAGCAGGTGATGAAGATAAAGCTTCAGAGGCTGTACGTGATATAAATTTAGAATTCCCTGATCTTGAAGAAGAAGATGACGATTAATGCCGGACAAGCAACCTCCTAAAACAAAGAAATATTTTCGCTCTACGAAAAGTGGTGCGGGTATGACGAAAGCAGGGGTAGCTCGGTATCGAAGAGAAAATCCAGGTTCAAAATTATCGACAGCGGTAACAGAAAAAAATCCGAAAGGAAAACGTGCCGCTCGAAGAAAATCGTACTGTGCTAGAAGTGCGGGTCAAATGAAACAATTTCCGAAAGCGGCCAAAGACCCTAATTCTAGATTACGTCAAGCGAGAAGAAGGTGGAGATGTTAAATAGATCTTCTTTTCCAAAACAAATGAAAAATGGCAAAAAGAGAAAAACTAAAAAGAGCACCAAAAGAAAAGGGTGTTCCAAAAAAGTATCTTAGTGGAACTTCTGGTAAGCTTCGTTCTAAAAGAGCTGCAGCCATTAAGAAACGAAATAAAAATTATAAAGGTGAAGGAGCACTGCCTGGCGATCTCGATTCTAAAGGAAGATATAAAGGTGGCGCTAAGAAAAGTAAACATACAGCAAAATTTAAAAGGATGTATGGTTAATGTCTAATGTAACTAAAGCACTTCAGAATAAAGCAAAAAAGACAGGGAAGTCTGTATCTACGCTGAGAAAAATATATAATCGAGGACTAGCTGCACATCGAACTTCCGGTCATCGCACGGGTGCTTCACCTCAAGCATGGGCGATGGCGAGAGTTAATTCAGCTTTAACAGGTGGAAAAGCCGCTAAAGTTGATGCTGATATTTTGAAAGGTAAGAAAAGTAAAAATAGAAAAGCAGACGGAACAAAAAAGAAAACGAAAGGCAAGAAAAAGTAATGGCTACTAAATTAGAAAACGAATTAGAAAATTTAAGAAAAGAAAATAAAAAATTAGATAGAGAAGTTACTAAACTTCAATCGAAAGTTTCGCAAAGAGATCAAGCTTTAAAAGAAAAAGATTTACATATAACATTTTTAACTGATCGCCTATCCAATTGGGCAGATAAATTTTTTGAATTACGAACTAACTTTATTAATTTACCAATAGGTGAAAAAGTTAAGCTACAGGAGAAAATGCAAGGTGGCGAATGAAGAAAATAAATTAGAAGATGTACTAGAAATAGCAGAAGACGGTTCTGTTCAAATAGACATCTCAGAAGGTGATGAAGAAGAGGAAGAAGAGTTCGTTAATCCTTATGAAACAGATCATTATGCAAATCTTGCAGAAGATTTAGATAAAGATAAACTAGCTGAAATTTCATCTGATCTTTTAAATAAATTTGAAAACGATAGATCTTCTCGAAAAGATTGGGAAGATCAATATTCAAAAGGACTAAAAATGTTAGGAGTCATTTCGGAAGAAAGAGATGATCCATTCCCTGGTGCTTCTGGAGTTCACAATCCTTTAATGGCGGAAGCTGCAACTCAGTTTCAAGCGAGAGCAATATCTGAAATGTTTCCACCCGGCGGTCCTGTTAAAACACAAATTATTGGTAAAGTTACAGAAGAAAGAGAGATGCAGGCTCAAAGAGTTCAAGAATTTATGAACTATCAGATCACTCAATTAATGCCCGACTACTTTAGCGAGTTAGATCAGATGTTATTTAACTTAGCTTTAGCCGGATCAGCGTTTAAAAAAGTTTATTATGACACTGCTTCAGATCAAGTTTGTGCTAAATTCATTCCTGCGGAAGATTTAGTCGTTTCTTATAGCACAACAGAGTTAGATACTTCTCCTCGATATACTCAAATTATGAAATTAACCACTAACGATGTTCGAAAATACATGAAAACTGGTTTTTATCGTGACATTAAATTAACTTCAGCTTCAAATGATGATGAAGAAAGTCAAGTTCAACAGACTTTAGATGAATTAGACGGAATTAGTCCTGGTAATAGTGATCAAACTAGACAAGTTTTAGAGTTTCATGTTAACTATAACTTAGGAAATGATGAAGATGACTTAGAATTACCTTACATTATTACAGTAGATCGCTCTTCACAGCAAATTTTAGCGATTAGACGTAATTGGAAAGAAGATGATAAGCTACAGAACAAGCGAGTTTACTTTATTCACTATAAATATTTACCAGGTTTAGGCTTTTACGGCTTCGGTTTAATACATATGATTGGTGGATTACAGCATGCAAGCACGGGTGCACTCAGAGCGTTACTTGATAGTGCTGCATTTGCAAATTTAAATGGCGGATTTAAAGCGAAAGGTGCCCGAATTGAAGGTGGAGACATTACAGTATCACCTGGTGAGTGGGTTGAAGTCGAAGCTTACGGCGATGACTTGAGAAAATCGTTTATTCCACTTCCATTTAAAGAGCCATCACCAACTTTAATGCAGTTATTAGGAATTTTAACTGAATCGGGACGTAGATTTACTTCAATTGCTGATGCTATGGTCGGAGATGCAGCCGCATCTGCTCCTGTCGGAAGTATTGTAGCGCAAATTGAGCAAGGCTCTAAAGTATTTAGTGCGATTCATAAAAGATTACACATGGCTCAGGGAAAAGAACTTAAATTAATCGGTGAATTGAACGGAGAATTCTTAGATAATGAATATCCTTACGAAACTATCGGCGATGAAAAGATGGTTAGACGAAGAGATTTCGATGGACGTGTCGATATTATCCCTGTATCTGATCCAAATATCTTTTCAGCAGCACAAAGAATCGCTATGGCTCAAACTGAGCTTCAATTAGCACAATCAGCGCCTCAAATTATTAATGTTCGTAAAGCTTATGAACGATTAGTGCGTGCTTTAAATATACCAGAGCCTGAAGAACTATTACTTGAAGAAATGGAGCCAAAAAGAATGGATCCTGTCTCTGAAAATATGGCAGTATTAAATCAAACTCCAATAAAAGCGTTTATGGATCAAAATCATACTGCTCACTTAGCAGTTCATCAACAATTTTTAGCTGATCCACGATTTGGTGGAAACACTCAAGCACAACAAGCTATCTTAGGTCCTATGTTAGCACACATGGCAGAACATTTAGCGTATCAGTATAAAATGACAATGCAGAATTTAGGACAACAAGCAGGAATGCAGATGCAAATTCCTAATATAGACTTTAAAGATAAAGATGATAAACAGGAAGAATTATCTCCAGAAGCAGAAAACGCTTTAGCACAATTTGAAGCACAAACAGCTCAATTACTCGCTCAAAGTCAACCTCCAAGTGAAGAACAAGTTAAACAACAACAGCAGAATGCTAAAGATCAAGCTGAACTTCAACTTAAAGCGAAAGAAATGCAAATAAGAGAAGCTAGATTTATAGAAGGTGTGAAGAAAGATGGTCAAGTACAAGATCGATTAAATAAAGAACTTGAACTAAAAGCTTTAAAGGAGGGTTTAAAAATAAAGAAAGAGATTAAAAATGAAAAGTAATCGACCAACTGGTGAAGAAATTCGCCAAGCTAAAAAATTTCTTTTGAATAAGAACATTCAAGTTCAAATTATTAAACCTAATCTATTTGCTCAAGCTTCAAAAGAACTTCAAAAAAATTTTAATGAAACACTTACTGCTTTAAAAGAAAGGATATCTAATGCTCAAACTAACGGAAGCAATATTAGAGGAAATAAAAAAACTTAGAAAAGATTTATCTGAACGAACTGTTAATCCAGGATTTGATACTCACGAACAATATATTAAAACTATCGGAATAGTTCACGGTTTAGATAGAGCCAGAGATATTATTAAAGATATTTCTGAACGATACATGAAAGGAGATATACTCGAAGATGAGTAATATAGTCATGAATAATGATTGGCACACCGACAGTGATGTTGCTGATCCAAAAGAACTACCAATCCCTTGTGGATATCGAATACTTATTCGACCAATTGCACCGATTAAGAAAACAAAAGGTGGAATTATCTTAACTGATAAAGCTGTAGAAGATCAAGCTTACTTAAATAGTAAAGGAAGAGTGGTTGCTATGGGAAATGAATGTTATGATAAAAGCAAAAAACCATGGTGTACAATTGGCGATTATGTAGTATATGGTAGATACGCAGGAAGTAAAATTGACGTAGGTGGCGTTAAAATGCTTCTGTTAAACGATGATGAGATATTAGCAGTTTTACCAAACCCTGATATCTTAACAACTAAAGTATAAACACGTGGCACACAACCACGCAATACATGGGAGGTTAAACCATGATAGACGAAGAACTAAAAGAAATCGAGGTAACACTTGACGAAGAAAAAGAAGAACAAACTTATCAGAATCCAATTGAAAAAGCAGTCAATGAAGAACAGTTGGATAATGAAAGAGATTCTTCTGAGAATGCAGAATCAGAAAAACCTGCATTAGAAACTGAACTTTTTAATCTTAAATCTGAATTAGAAGAAATCAAAAAAGAGCCTTATTCGGAAAGAGTAAAAAAACGTATCGCAAAAGAAGTTGCAAAAACAAGAGCAGCATCTGAAAAAGCAAAAATGCTTGAAGAACGTTTAGCTCGTATTGAATCTTCTATGCAGGA